GAGAAGGCTGGGCTGACACGCGAGCAAGCTACCCAGAAAGCGGTTGCTGACCTTGCGACCGAGCTTGGGACTACAAAGGAAGGCTTGCTTACCCAGTTAGGCACAACAGAAGCTAACCTTAATACTAAGATCGCCGATCTGCAAACGCAGGTGGGTAAGGACATCAAGGCCGTAGAAACAAACCTGCTGGCCAAGATAGAGGCTAACGAGAAGGCTGGGCTGACACGCGAGCAAGCTACCCAGAAAGCGGTTGCTGACCTTGCGACCGAGCTTGGGACTACAAAGGAAGGCTTGCTTACCCAGTTAGGCACAACAGAAGCTAACCTCACTGCCAAGATTGCAGGGGTTTCTGCCGACCTGCAAACTAAGTACGACGCCCTGACGGCGGATCAAAAAGCTCTTGCTACGCAGCTTACAAATCAGGGTATTGACCTCAATACGGCTATTGACTCGGTAAAAACGGCACTTGGTCAAAGCACCCAGCAGGCCACGCAGTCTGATCTGGATGCGGTCATCAACCTGTTGCAAACCCAAGGTGCGTACGATGCACAGTACGACTACAACGGCGACAGGGTAATTGACCAGAAGGACAAGACCGCGCTTGAGACGTATCTCAAGTCAACACAGCCCGGCTACAAACCAGACACCGAAGACCCGTTTGTTTACAACCCCGCTGCCGGTTCTAAGTGGGCATCCAGTGGGGTGTACAGAACCATAGAGGAACAAGGTAGAGCTACCCGCCAAGCCCAAGCTGACGAAGCAGAACGCACTCGGCAAGAACAGGCGGCGCGGACAGATGCGCTGTCCAAAGCCAACGCAGCGCAAACGCTCAAGACTCAGCGCATGGGCAACCTCAACAGCCTGATGGGCATGCTGGGGCAGGCAGGCGACACCGGAGGCCAGCAAGTAACGGTAAAAGCTGCCGATCCGGCTAAGATTGGGTATGTTTACGACTTCAACAGCATTTTTGCCAATCCATCGCAGGAAAAGATGTTTGTGTCCCCCTACGCACAGGGTGGTATGGTGGACGGTTCTGACGATGTGAACGACGAATTGCTCAAGATATTGAAAGGCTAATCATGGCAGGCTACTACGACGAAGAAACAGGCGAGTACATCGACGACGGTGGTGACTACACAGGCGGAGGTGGGGGGTTTGGCGAACTTGACGATAGCTCCGGCACCGATAGCATGGAGGGGTGGAGCTACGGGAACGGTGTATGGACTGACCCCTCGGGCGAAAAGTATGACATGAGTTATTTGACGCCCAACGAGCAATTGGACTTGGGCGGCAAACTGTCAAAGCTGGGGCAGATCGCCGCAAACAAACTGATCAAGACGTTTACCAACCCCAACGGCTCAACTGACTGGCGTTCTGTGGCTGGTGCCGTAGGCGGGTTGTATGGCCTATACCAAAGCCAACAAGCTCCTGAAAAGACCGGCTACCAAGGTGGTATTCCCAAGTACGAAGCGGTGCGTGAGAAGGTGGCCAACACCTACGACCCAAAGCGCCGTCCGGGAAGCACTGCGCAAGATTACTTCTCAAGCACCAAGTATGTTGCACCCGAGGGTGCCGAAGCCGCTCGTACGACTGCTAAGGAGGAAGCCGCTGGTCTGGAAGCCCTGAACAAATCCAACCCTGCACGCCAAGAACGCAACGTCTTGCAAGCTGGTGCGGAGAAGAAAGAAGTTGAAAAGTCTGAGATCAAACCCGCATCCTCCGTTATCGACAAAGTGCCAGTGCCGAAATACGCATCCGGTGGCATCGCTGAAATGGCCAAGGGTCGATATTTAAATGGCGCAACGGACGGTATGGCTGATAAAATTCCAGCACGAATTGGTGGAAAACAAGAGGCACGATTAAGTCATGGTGAATTTGTTATTCCCGCAGATGTTGTTGGGCACCTTGGCAACGGTAACTCTGAAGCAGGTGCCAAGCGCCTGTACGAGATGATGGATCGAATCCGTCAGGCACGCACCGGTACGGCCCGGCAAGGTAAGCAGGTCAACCCTAATAAATTTTTGCCCAAGTGAGGTAACCCATGACAACGACGACATCTACTGGTACCACAAGCACTGGCACGGGTTCTACCGCCAACACCGGAGTTGGCCAACAGACGGGCACCGAGTCCTCCCTTTCCAACTGGGCCGGGCCGTATGTCACGGACATGCTGGCCAAAGGCCAAGCGCTTTCAAATCAAGACTACCAAGCCTATGGTGGCCCGCTGACTGCGGGGGAGTCTGACCTTCAGAAGACAGCGTTCCAAGGCATTGCTGGTCTGGCCATCCCTACCGAGCAAATGGGGGCGTTTACGCCAAAGCAGTTTGACGCTACCCAAGCGCAAAACTACATGAACCCCTACCTGACTGCGGCGCTTAACCCGCAGATCGAGGAAGCCAAACGCCAAGCAGAAATTCAAAACCTGCAAAACCGAACCGCAGCAACCAAGGCTGGCGCGTTTGGAGGTAGTCGGGGTGCCTTGATGGAGTCCGAGAACCAGCGCAACCTGTTGCAAAACTTGTCAGGCATTACTGGTAAGGGCTACTCGGATGCCTATTCGCAAGCAATGAACCAGTTTAACGTCGAGCAGGGTCGAGGCCAAACGGCGCAAGACGCCGCCAACCAATACGGTCTGGCTGCACTCCAGAAGCAAACTGATGCTGGGCAGGCCCAGCGCGACATTGAACAGCAGGGCATTGCTGCCGACCTCAAAGAGTTTGAGAACCAGCGCGAGTTCCCGTACAAGCAGGTGCAGTATCAGCAGTCGCTGCTCCAAGGTCTGCCCCTTGCCGCGCAAACGTACTCGTACTCACAGCCCAGTGCGTTGTCAAACATCCTCAGTCAGGGCGGTGGCCTCATGGACTTGTATGACCGCATCTTTGGCCCCGCCACGACTACGCCTGCCACGACTACGCCTGCCACGACTACGCCTGCCACAACTACCACAACGCCTCCGTAAGGACACAACATGTCGCAAATGCCAAACGCCAGCCCCCAAGGCATTATGGGTCTCATGCAAAAACCGCAAGGCCAAGCACCGATGCCTACTCCCGCAAAAGCCAGCCCTATGGCTGGGCTGGGCAGTGTGGACGACCGTGTTTCCGCTTATCAGGGCAATACCAAGCCGCTGGAGCAACGCTATGCAATGACGCAGGACTTGCTCGATCTGTTGGCACTCCAAAAGATCAAATCACAAAAAGATGCAGCCGCACGTCAGATGCAGTTGCAGATGGCCCAGCAAGGCCAGCAAGATGGTCAAGCTAACATGACTGTGGCGGAGCAACGTGCTCAAGAAGTTGAGGCACTGACCAAGAACGAGCTTGCCCAGCAACGTGGTGATACGGCGCAGAAGCAAGCTGGTGACCAGCAAGCCATGATGCAGAAGCTGATGGGTGGGGTTGCTTCCGCTCCCGGTGCCGCTACCGCTGCCCAGCCAAAGATGTTTGCTTCTGGCGGCATCATTGGGTACGCTGGCCCTCAAGGCTCCGTTGTGGGCGCACCTGAAGAAAAAAACCCTGACGTGGACGAGGAAGGTAACCCCCGTTCTAAGAGTGAGCGCGAACGCATCATCGCCGAGAACGCTCGACTGCGCGAGATGAAAGCCAACGCCCAAGCACTGGGCGGGATGCGTGATCGCCGTGTGGCCGGATTGCAAGCAGCGCCTATGACCCCACTCAACGCCGAGCGTGAGCGCAACATGCGAATTGTTGCAAATCAGGGCGAAAATATGCGCCCAACGATGGCAAACGACCCTCGCATAATTGGCGCTACCCCACCAGCAGAAACTGTTGCCGCTGCCCAACCCCCTCGCCCACCTGCTGCCCCTGCTGCCCCCAAGCCACCCGCACCTACCGGTGGACTTCCTACGCTACCCAATGCTGCTGCTCCTGCCGCCCCCGCTGGCCCTGCCGTTGGCCCCGCCAACGACTTTGGCTCCAAGCTCGAAGCCGCTGCGCTCAAGAACGCGCAGATTGACCCTGCTGCCCGCCAGCTTTTGGAAGAAGAACGCATCACAAACAAGATGGCGCTTACACCCGACCAGCGCAAGGTGTACGACGAGGGTATCGCGGGTCTGCAAAGTATGTACAAAGAGCAGTACGACCCCGAGCGCCAACGCCAAGAGGGTATCAAGCGTGCCTTGATTGGTGCAGGTGGTCGTCGCTACGGTGAGTTTGCTGGTGCTGCTCAAGCAGGTATGGCATACGATGATCAACAGCGTGCTGCCAAGCTCAAAGAGTTTGGTGACGTACAGAAGGCTCGCACGGGTCTCGTTGACATCGACCGCGCCAACGTCAAAGAAGGTATTGCCGGAGGCATGAAAGCCTATGAGCAAAGCAGTCTGTCGCAACGTCAGGGGCTGGATTCGGGCACCAAGTTGTATGGCACTGATGTGGACACCCGCAACAAGGCGCTCGACCGCGAGATCGAAAGACTCAAAGTTAAGGCGCAGCAAGATGCAACTGCTGCAACACGTGAAGGGTTGTCGCAAGACAAAGCTCGTACTGTGTACTCTGCCACGCTGAACCGAGTGCAAGAACTTGAACGCAAGTTGGATAACGACTTTAAGACTGGGCCGATGGGTATGCTGCTAATGCAAGACCCTGCTAAGCTAAAGCCGGAAGACAAGAATCGTCTGGACATTGCTAGTCTCGAACTTGAAAAACAAAAAGCCAAGATTCGTAAAGAGATGGAGCCCGTGTTGGCGGATGCGCGTCGTAAACTTGGGGTAGCGGACGTTAACTTGTCTCCAGAAGATAAGGCAGCAATCGAGAAGTACACGAAAGGTAAGTGACATGGATTTGCAAACTGTGCTGACCGCGCTGCGAAATGCGGATGCGGCGGGAGATACCCAAGCCGCCCAACGGTTAGCACGGATTGCCCAATCCATGCAATCGTATTCTTCCGAGGAGCCGGACATTGAGTCCCGGCTGCAACAGCTACGCGCCGAGCGTGAGGAACTCCTCAAACCGAAACCTACTGTTGGTGGAAGCATCAAAGAGTTTGGCAAAGGGTTGGTACCCGGTGCAATTAACCTACTCGAAACAGCAGGAACTGGCATCGCATCCGTGCTGCCCGACAGCACGGAGAAGGCCGCACGCGAGAAAATCAAAGAGCTTGCCGGTATTGCCAAGAAGCCGTTTGAGGCTGGCGCTGGGTATGAGGACTCGGTTGGTCGTAAGCTGGGTGAAGGCTTGGGCTCAACACTGCCGTTCTTTGCATTAGGGCCGTTTGGCCCCGCCGCTCGGGTTGCCGCTGGTGGTCTGGGCGTTGCCGCTGGCGCTGGTGAAGCGCGTGAAGCTGCCGAAGCCAAAGGTGCGACCGGAGGCGAACGCGCCCTCGCTACTGTATTGGGGGCACCTACTGGTTTGCTGGACATCCTTGCACCGCAGATCAAACCGTTCAAGAGCCTCATGGGTACCGCGCTGGCGCGTGGTGGTGTCGAGGGTTTAACGGAAGCAGCCCAGAAAGTTGCGCAGAACCTGATCGCCAAGGGCGTGTACGACCCCCAACAGGAAATCCTCGTTGGTTCCGGCGAAGAAGGTGCCTATGGCGCTGGAGTCGGTGCACTGGCCAGCTTGATCATTGACATGACAGTAGGCCGTAAGGCTCGCCGCGCATCGCTGGGTCTGGACAAAGAAGCTCCCGAAACCGATACCAAACCCAAGACCTCCGAACAACAACTGCTGGGCTACACCGCCGAGCCGTTTACCCCCGTAGCGTTGCCTGACGGTTCTGTTATTACAAGCAAGGCTGAGTACGACGAGTACGTCAAGTCCAAAGAAGGCACTGCACGCCAGCGTGAAGAAGACCTGCGCACCTCCGACCCACTGGCTGGGCTGTCGTCGTTTGACCAGAAACTTGCACGCCGTGGCAAAGAAGCGGCGCTGACTGAAACCTTTGGCCAAGAACTGGAGAAAGGCCAGCTTGGTCTGCCCGGTGTTGAACGCGCTGATGGCACTGTAGAAGTGCCGGGCCGTGGCCGTGTTAAAGGTACTGCGCAAGAAGAAGTCAAGGCCGCCGAGGAAGACCCCTTCGCCGTAAAACGTGACGGCAAGACCCGCGACATGATCGACGAGTTGGAATCCCAGCAAACCGAGGAGTTGTACGCAAAGGACGAGCGTGAGGCCGCTAAGGCCAAGGCTGAAAAAGAGCGCCTGAAGTTTGAGTCCGATCTTGCCGAACTGACTGGCAGGATGGAGCGTAAGCAGGAGAAAACAACTGAGGACACACGCCTCCAGTTGCTGCTGCCAATCATTGAGTCAGACGTAAAGAACATACCCAAAGTGTTCGTGACGGAACTCAAGCGTCAAGGCATTACCTACACGAACCTGACTGACCGCGAGCGCAGGATCATCAACCGTGCGTACGACATGCGGTTGGCCGAAGAGCCCATAGCAGAAGCCGAACCTGTGCAAGCACAAGCTGAAGGACAAACTGCGGAGTTGGAGTCGCTCGTACCTGAGAAGAAGACACAGCGTGCGCAAGAACAGATGGGCTTCCCCGGCATGGGTAAGCCGAAGGGTGCCGCACCTCAAGCCTTCTCCGAGGAGGAGCTTGCATCTCAAGAAAAGCCGTTCACTGGCCGCTCTGACGAAGCCCCGCGCTCGTACACATCTACGGCCCCGTTCCCCACGGTGCTGTCGCCGGAAGTGCTGGCCAACGCTGGCCTGCCCAAGCAGTCGGGCTTCTACAAGCAGTTGCTCAACATGGACATGGCGGACTCCGCACAGCAGCCTGTGGTGGCCCATGTCTTTGGTCGCATCCGCACCAACCCCAACCTGTCAACAGCCACCAAGGATGCCGTTGAAAAACTGGCGATGCAGGCGTTTGGCGGTCTGGCCAAACAAGGTGACATGTTCGTACCCGCTAAGCCAACCAAAGCCGCCAAGGAAGGTAAGAAAGATGCCGACGCTACAAAACCCTCCGTCAAACCCACAGGTGAGCGAGGACGTGATAAGAACGCAGGAGATGTCGCTGGAGGAACTGGAACTCGCACTGAAACTCGCAAAGAGGGCGCTACAAAGGACGAGCGCACTGGAGCCCCTGCTGATACCAAGCGAACTGAAGCACCTAAGTCCGCTGGATTGGGAGATCGTGGGAAACCTGCTGGTGACGCTGGAACACGAGCAAGCGTGGAGTCAGGTGCACTGAAGACTGAGCCAAAGGGGGGTACGAAGACCGAACCCAAAACTGAGGCCAAGACTGAACCTAAGACAAAATCTACCGTTGACGTGGCGTGGGAGATGCTTCAGCGTGCGGAAGCAGCCCAGCGCGAGGCAGACGAAGCCGCTAAGTCAAAGACCAAAGCCAAGCCCGAGACCAAGCCCAAGGCTAACGCAAGTCTCGGTGCATACGGCCAAGTGATGGAAGCTGAGAGCCGGTCAGACGCGCTCGACTATCTGGCCTATGACATGTACGTGGCCATGTTCGAGAAGTTCAAACTGCTCACCCGTGTTAGCACGCTGAACGACATCAACGCACAACTGCGCGAAGGCAAGCTCCCCGGTGAAGTTGCTTTTGGTCGTGAAGGTACAACGTCGATTGTCCCGCTGAGCGGTGGCAAGTACGCCAAGGCGTTCTACGAATCCCTGTCTGCCGCCGACAAGAAGGCACTGGCCCGAAAGATGGCAGACTACTTTGGTGCATCCGAAACTGAAGTCCGCCGTGGAATCGAAAGCGCCAACGCCGCCCAAGCACTGTCCCGCGCCAACAAGGAGCAGATGGATGGGAACGAACTGGAACTGTCCCGTGACGCCCTAACCCTGTCGATGCCTTTGCACCCTGCCATCCGTAAGGCGCTCAAAGCTGGTGATCTGCGCGGTGCCCTGACCATGCTGGGCTCGCAGAACCTTGGCCGCGCATCCGAAGTTGCCAAGAAACTGGCTGACGCAATCGGCAAGACAAAGGTCGAGTTGGAGCCCATGCTCCTCAACGCCGAGGACGTTCCGGTCGCTGGTCTGTACGACCCCAAGACAGACACCATCAAGCTGGATGCAAAGGAAGGCTTGAACCTTCACGTGCTATTACATGAATCGGTACATGCCGCTACATCACATGTCATAGATAATAAGTCACACCCTGTGACTAAACAACTCACAGAGCTTTACAACAACGTCAAAGACTCGCTGGACTCAGCGTACGGCGCACAGTCGTTGGATGAGTTCGTTGCTGAGTCGTTCAGTAATCCTGAGTTCCAGCAGAAGCTGGCAGGAATCAACCCCAAGGGCGAGGCCATCACTGCATGGCAACGCTTCACGCACGCCATTCGCAACTTCGTGCGTTCCCTCATGGGTAAGGGTACCAAGGGTATGGGCACCGCGCTCGACGCTTCGGACTCCATGATCAACGCCATCTTGTCGCCTGCCCCTGAGTCTCGCGGCGCTGGCTCGCTGTACTCGGCGGCTCTGTTAGGTAGGGGCGCTGATGTCTTCAAGGGCGTGGATAACCGAATCCTGTCCATGCCAATGATGGGTAACGACACGATTGCACGGGTGTACGACATGGTGCGTAACGCCCCGCAAACCGTCAAGAAGATCATCTTGCGCAGCCTGCCGCTGAACGTGCTGACCGAGGTCGCATCCAAAGATGTTCCCATGGCATCCAAGCTCAACGAGTTGGAGCGGCTGTGGAACGGTGCAAAAGATAAACGCATGCGTGAAACCAACGCCACCATGTCGCGTATCCAGAACTGGGTGAAGGGTAACCCTGAGAAAGAAGTTATCCTGAACAACGTCATTGCCACCAGCACGCTGGAGCAGGTTGACCCGTCCAAGTCCCGCGCCGACTACAAGGGCAAGCAGTCCGAGAGCGGTGCCGACAAGCAAAAGGTTTGGGATGACTTGCAAGTGGAGTGGGGCAAGCTCGGCCCTGAAGGTCAGAGCGTCTACAAGCAGATGCGCGACACGTACAAGAAAACGTACGATGACCTGCTCGATCTGTTGATGAAGCGCATTGACGACTCCGTTGAGGACAAGGAAGATGCCAAGAAGCTGCGCACTGAGATTTATCAGCGCCTTGCCACCAAGGGCAAGATCGAGCCTTACTTCCCCCTGACACGTACGGGTGACTTCCGCCTGTCGTACGACCTCAAGGGTGAGCACTACGTCGAGCACTACGAAACCTCGGTTGCGCGTGAGCGTGCAATCAAAGAGTTGGAAACCGCTGGCGGGGCCAAGAACGTGCAACGGTTCAAGGGTGGCTCACAGCGCACCTACAAGGACGCACCTTCAACCTCGTTCGTGAACTCTATCTTGCGTACGCTTGAAGCCAACAAAGTCGATCCAGAAGTGACCGATGAGATCATGCGTACGTTCTTGTCAACACTGCCTGAGTCGTCGTTCGCTCAAGCGTTCCGCGCTCGTAAGAACACCCCCGGCTTCAGCTTCAACGCAACGGGCGCGTTCTACTCACGCTCCATGAGCATGGCCCATCAGTTGCCAAACATGGAGTACAGCGCCAAGGCGTACAAGCTGCGTGATGAGATCGACGAGTACGCCAAGAAGAAGGGCGACGAGCAGACCCGACTCGTGGCCGACGAGTTGAACAGCCACATCCAAACGCTGGTCAGCCCCAACATTGCACCATGGTCTAAGGCCGTGACATCATTGGCTTTCGGCTGGACGCTGGGCTTCAACGTGTCGTCCGCTGTGGTCAACATGTCGCAGGTGCCGTTGGTGATGGCACCTTACCTCGGCGGTAAGTACGGATACTCTGAAACCATGAAGGCCATCGGCTCCGCTACCAAGGTGTTCATGGGCAGTGGCCGCAAGCGTATGGTCAAGATGACGGTACCCACCGCTGACGGTAAAGAGACCATCGAACAAACAGGTGGCTTCTCGCTGGACAACTACCGTTACCACGATTTTGATACCGAGGTTGCGGAGTTCACCAAGAAGAACGGTCGGGCTCCCAAACGCGACGAGCAAGTGAAGATGGCTGAAAAGCTGGGCATGTCCCCCCAAATTCTTGACCTCAAAGAGTTGTCAGAGATTGCCGACAAGTACGGTTTGCTCGACCGCTCGATGACCAGCGACTTGCTTGAGATGAACGAGAGGGCTTCCCCGCTTGACCGCATCAACGCATACTCAGGGCTTGTCTTCCACCACGGCGAGCGCATGAACCGCCAGATTTCCCTGATCGCTTCCTACGAGCTTGAGCTTGGGCGCATGGCCAAGGATGGCAAAACGATTGATGCCGCCGCACGCACCGAAGCGGCCAAACGCGCCGTGGAGATTGCCGAGATCATGAACGGTGGCGCGTCCGCAAGTAGCGCACCCTTGCTGGCTAAGAACTCGCTGGGCAAGATCATGTTCATGTACAAGCGGTACGGTGTCACCATGTACTACATGATGTTCAAGACGGCCCGTGAAGCCATGAAGTCTGAGGACAAGAAAGTCCGCGAAGCCGCCATGCGTCAGATCGCTGGTATCTACGCATCCGCTGGCCTGATGGCTGGGGTGCAGGGTCTGCCGATGTTCGGTATCGTTGCCGCCGTCTACAACTTGTTCAAGAGCGATGACGAGGATGACTTTGAAACCGCCGCACGTAAGTACCTCAAGGAAGGTATGTTCAACGGCGCGGCCAACTACTTTACAGGCACTGCCATCGCCAACCGTATCGGCTTGTCCGACCTGCTGATCAACAGCACGGGGTACAAAGAGCAGGACAACGCGATCTTGTCGTTCTTGCAACTCGTGGGTGGCCCCGCATACGGCGTAGCCGACCGATTGGTGCAAGGTGCCAAGCTGATCAGCGAAGGTGAAACCCAACGTGGTCTGGAACGCATGGCCCCCTCGGGCATAGCCAACGTCATGAAGGGTATCCGGTTTGAAACCGAGGGTGCCAACACCTTGCGTGGTGACCCCATCACAGGGGAGATGAGCACAGCAAATGCGTACGCTCAGATGTTCGGGTTCGCACCCGCCGAGTACACCCGTCAGTTGGAAATCAACGCCTCCGAGAAGAACATCGAGCGTCGAGCACTCAAGGAGCGCACCAAGATTCTGCGTGACTACTACGTTGCCGCACGTGTCGGTGATTCGGAGGGGATGTCAGATTCAATCGAAGACATGTTGAAGTACAGCAACCGGCACCCCACTCATGCGATCACAGCCGGTACTGTTAAAAAGTCTATGGCTCAGCACATGAAGACCTCGCAGGAGATGTACCACGGCGTGACTCTGAACAAGAAGCTGCGTCCTGAGTTGTTGGCAGACGCCGCCGAGTTTGATGGCGACTTCTTCGAGTGATAAAAAAGCCCCCGCTTGTTACGGCGGGGGCTAAACCTTTTCCAAGGAGAAACGAAGTGACAGTTGCCTGTCGGGGCGATACTATCACAGTCGTCTCCAAATGCGAACCCCCCAGCGTCCATCTTCAATGCCGGGGCGGTAGTGGACGACCCACTCCCACGAAGATGTTATCTGGTGAACCTGACGCACGAGTTCCAGCGTATTCACGCAGGGGATGAACACGGAGGCTCCCGCAGGGAACTTATCCCAGCGGACGACGATTCGCACCCCATCGGGTGCGAGGTCATCAAGCCTGACCCTGTTTCTCGAACAGCGCGGCGGTTGTCGCCAGAGCTTGCTCAGTTTCATCGGTCATAAATCCTGAACAGTCCAACACCAGAACATCGGTTGGCGGCATGTTGATGTGAGTGCCCTTGCCGAGCCGAACCTTGGTCTTGACCGCCTTGGTGCCCCCCGTCTTCAGCCCGTCCACGAACCCAGCGTAGTTGATCTGTTGCTTGCCACACCATGCCTTGAGGGGCTTGATCAGCAAGTACAGCTTCTTCACATCGTATTCGTACCGTGCAACGAACTGACCACGTGGGGAACTGTCAGGCGGGATGATATGGTCAACCGCCCCCGTGGTGTTCCGCGCATCATCTGTTGACCGGATGCGGAGCATGTTGTTGTAGTTCTCGGCGATGTAGTCAGTCAGTTGAGCCTCAACATCCACGTTCATCTCACCAACCATCGCCTTGGCCTCGGCCATCACGTTGACAATCCACTGCACAATCGGCGCGATCTGCCAGTTGATCAGGCCAGCTTTCTTGGCCAGCATCAAACCTGCAATGGTGCGTGAAGCCAAGGCAGACCAGTAGCGGTTCTCAGCAGACAGACGCGATGCCGAATCGAGTTTGCGTTGCACCGTCATGGCGAGTTCTTTGACCGCATCCAAGTTGTTCAAGATGTACTGGAGGTAGACCACACCAGCATGCCCAAAGTTGTCCTTGATCGCGGCGCTGAAGACATCGGTCTCGGTCTTGGTTGCGAACTTCACGGGCTCAACACGGTACTCAAGCACTCGCTGGGCTTCCGCTTGTGGCAGAGCTTTGAACAGTGCGATGCGTTCGAGCATTGCGGTGTTACCCGTTGTGCCGAACAGAGTCTTCCATGGCTTGCCACGTACGCGCTCGACGTTGCCCTTCGGCCCCATCCGGTTGCGTTGCAGACCGCTGGGCAGTTGGTACGCAAAGTCCGATAGGTCTTGCGGCTTGGTGTTGGTCATCTCGTCCATGTAGCAGACGATGTTCTTGTACACCTCGGCGCGGTTCATCTTCGAGTTGAAGGTGTCGCGCTCTTGCATCACCAGCAGGTCAGGGTCGCCCCAGATAGATGCACCTGCGTACATGGCCGTGGTCTTGCCCAAGCCAGAGCCCTTGCTCCATGCGTGGAAAGCGGCGGCGTTGATCGGCTGAAACTCCATGAGGACGGAGCCCAGCGACAGCCCAAACATGAACTGGTGCAATTCCATGTTGGGTTGGTTGTAAAACTCCATGGTCTGCTTCCACTTGTCCAAGGTGCCCTTGGCTTTAAAGATCGGGAACAGGCCCACGGTTGCGCCAGAAGGCGAACTCACTTCAACACGGTCTTTGTAGACTTCCATGTTGCCGACAACAAACGACTCGTGCTTGTCGTCTTTCCATCCGAATTGCCGACATGCTTCGTCAGCTTCAGAGCCAAACTGTAACTCGTTAACCCATCGCATTGTGTACTCCATCAGTTCTTGTACGTTCAGGACTGCCACCCCCTGTGCCGCAAGATGTTTGCGAAACTCATCCTTCGTACCCACGGCAGTCAGCGGTAACGTGAACTCACGCACCCCGTCTTTGGGTAAGTGCAAGCGCATCACAAGGGACTCACCTGCTTCGGGGTCTTTGATGCGCCGTATGACGTACAGGTCGTTGAAATAGACCATCACATCTTTGTCTTCGCCCTCAGCGTTCTTGGAGTGCTTGAACACCCCACCACTCTTGCCCCTGAAGTACGGGTGCGGGTACTTGGGGATGACGTAACGCAACGGCGTAGCCGCAGTCACGTCCAGTGGTTTCTGGATGACGATGTTGTCGGACTCGTCAGCTTCTTCCACCTCACGCCCGAGGGAGATCGGTGACTTGATCTTGCCCCAGTGCTTGCAGTCGGGGCAGACCCCTGCGCGGTACTCGTCAAAACGTGTGCACAGGTATGGGCCTTTGATCAGGTCAACCTTCTGCTCGGTTCCTTCGGGGGTGTACTCGGGGTGCTTGCCAGAAATCTTGTGGATTGCTTTGCCACCATCAACACAGAACTTGGCAATCGACAGCCCAGCCCTCCACAGGGGTTCCGAGATGTTCGCTTGGTTGTTGATCACTTCCTTGAGTTGTTCGCACCCAGTACCTGCCATGGTCTTGATCAGGATGGTCTTGAAGCGGCTCACAAAACTACCCGACAGGGCTTGCATCATGGCATCTTGTTGCTGGGGTACGTACTTCTTAGGGGGCACCAAGATTGACGAGTCATCCCCCATGAGGTCACGGAACACGTCAAACTCAATTGCCGCGCCAGCTTCGCCTACCAGCCCTACGGGGGCAGGAGGGTCGGACTTGTAGTTGTGCGTATTGGGCACCCGCAACACCCGCGCCGCATCTGCTGGCACCGAGGGGTCATTGCGCATCCCATGCTTTGTGCACAGGCGCTTGAGTTGCTCAGCAACAGGCACCCATGTTTCACGTGAAACGGGCGCAGTCAGTGGCCAGTACACGTGGATGCCACGCCCTGAATTTACGATGGTCGGTCGTGGTAGCTTGAGTTCTTTACAGAACAAGCGTAGTGCGGCAAGAGCTTCGCTCTGTGTCGCGTAGTCTTTTGTTGGCCCACAGTCAAGGTCAAGAAAGAATGATCTAAGTTGCTTTACGTTGGGTGCCTTGCGAGACCCTGCTTGGTCAAAAGTGCCCAGTGCAAAATAAGCGTCATACCCTTCAGCATCTAAATTGTGAGCAGCATGGATTGCGGCATCGAGGTTGTCGTAGAACTTCTGAACCTTGCGATCATCGGATGGCCGATACGCGAATATGCAGTAGTGTCCTTCGTCCCCCAGTACCGACTCCAGAAATGTTTTTGTTTCCATAGCCGCCGATAGTTAGAGTGAATGAGATAACCGAAAAGAAAGGGTGGGGAGCGACCCCACCCCGAAACTAATCAGTCGTCCCAATCTCCAACGATGTCGCTCAACTCAGACTTCGGCTCAGCGGCAGGTGCAGACTTCTTGGTCACCTTGATCGGCTCATCAACTTCTTCAGCCGCAACCTTCTCAGCTTTCGGCGCGGCCTTGGGCGCAGGTGCTGGCTCTGCCATTGGCAACTTACCCTTTGGCTCGGGAATCACGCCGTCCATCTGCGACACGTTCATGGTGATCGCCTTGATGGTGTCAGGGTGGTTCTGCAACTTGACTGCAACTGCCAACTCGTTTTCTTCCAGTGCACGGACGGGGCTGAACACCAGCTTGGGAGTCGCGCTGTCGATGTCAAAACGCATCTCGGTCACGATGGAAATCGCGGGGGTGTTGTATGCCTTGAGGTGGCGACCGTAGGCTTGCAGTGGCATCTTCTTACCGCCGCCCTCTGCGTCACCGAACACAGATGTCGATGGCAGTGTGACTTGGTACACGGCTTCGTTGTGCAACTCACCATCCAGCGCCACAGCGATGCGTTGCTGGAATCGGCAAGCGCGGGTGTCGCCTTGACCAGAGCCCTTGATGTGTTGCTTGCAGTCCTTGCAGAACTTGGCTTGGCGCTGATCTTCAGGCACGGCGCTGTCAGGGCTTTGGGTGTCGCTTGACCAGCATGTGGGCTTGGTCTTTGCACCCTTGACGTAAGTGCCTTCAAAGAACATACGCGACACAGGTGCGGCGTTAATCAGGATGACTTTCATGGAGCGTTCCTCACTCACACGAACTTCTTTACCACCAACGAACTCGCGGAACGCGCCGCCTTCGATGCTGATACGCTTGTTGCCGCTACCACCACCAGCGATGGTGCTCGTCAGGCTGTCTTCGATGCCGCTCAGCAGGGCGAGGGCGGCGTTGTTGGGCTTACCAAACAGGGTCATTTCGTTGCTCATCTTCGTTTCTCCAGTTAAATGTCTTCGTCAGGGTTGTTGAACGCAAGTTCGAGTTGAACAGGCGTGTGGGGGTCTTCCGCTTTCGGTACTTCCGGTTCGTTCTTGGGCGTGTTGGACAGTGCCGCAACCACCTTAGATACGTTGAAGCGGTATGTGTTACCGATCTTCAGGTACGTGTCCTTGGGGATGTGGCCCTGTCGCACCCATGCACGAACAGTTGATACCGAAACCGTGAAGTGCTTGGCCAATTCTTCAATCGGCACGAATGGTTCGCTCATCACTTTCTCCGTACGGTTATGGTGTACTCGCTATCCACATTGAGTCCCGGTGGTAACAAGTCAGGATTGGCCTCAAGGAACTCTTTGAGGTTGGTTTGATGGATGCGCTGATGCAGTAACTGCGGTGCGTTGTGTTCGATGATGAACTTGTGCATGGCTTCCCAGTTGTTTGTCCAGTAGTCCTCCTTGACCGTGCGGTAGAACAAGCCTTCACCTGTTCGCACACTGTCCACGTTCTGTTCTTTGCAGAACGCCAAGAGTGCAGACTTTACCTTGACCATCTGGGCGCTGAGCTTCTTTTCTTCAGCTTCGTAGGCAAGACGCATCTCGTCGTGCTTGGCCTTCATCTTCAGGTACACCTTGACCAGCTTCTCGGGGGCAGGTGCTTCAGGGGTTGCTTCGTCTGTCACTTCGTTCTCCTAGTTATTTTGTAAATTGGGGGCGAGTCCAGAGGAACATCTGCTCTGGGGTGGCACCAGCGTCATAAAGCTGGTTGGCCGAGTACGTCACTCGGTTCTTTTCTTCGTGGTAGCCGGGGCCGACAAACTCGGTCGGGCGGCGGTAGTGCGGCACATAGACGATCTGCCCAAGGCGGAAGACAGTTATAAGGTCGCGAGGTGCGGATACAGTGGTCATTTCGTTCTCCAGTTGTGGTTGATGGAATCTTTATTATAGTGGTGTTTCACAACTTATTCAAGTATTTCTTTGTAAAGATCAACTATTTTTGAGTGAACGTCAATTTTGTTATCTAATAAGTTGTAAACGTGTCTTTCTACACCTGACCCCACCAGTTGTACCACTGTGGATGGGTGGCGCTGACCCGAGCGGTGGACTCGGGCGTTGGCTTGGGCGTAGGTCTCAAGGGAGGATGTCGGCCCCCACCACACCACGGTGTTGGCGGCTGTGAGGGTCACGCCGTGGGCGGCTGACTGAGGCTGGATGACCAGCACCTTGGTGCCGTTGGGGTCGGTCTGGAAGCGGTTGAAGATGTCGGTGCGTTTGTGTACGGGCACGTCACCACTGATCACCTCGGTCGTGTAGCCGTCAGCGTTGAGCTTCTCCGACAGGATGCTGATCACGTGCTTGAACGGCACGAACACGAGCACCTTCTGGCTGGACTCGTCGATCACCTCAGTGAGCACGTTGTAGCGGTTCTTGATGTCGAACTCCAAGGTCTCGCCCGAGTCGGAGTACACCGCGCCACAAGATATTTGCAGGAGCTTGCTCATGTTCACTGCGGCGTTGACCGATGTGATTTCTTCCCCTGCGGCTTGGATGACCATGCGGCTCTTGAGCATGCCGTAGTAGCGTTCCTGTTGCTTGGTCAACTCAACTCGGCGCTTGGTGTACGTCATTTCAGGCAAGTCAAGGCACTCGTCCTTGGTGTACCGGATGGCGGGTTGCAGTGCCTCGTACACGGTCTGCGTGGCGGTCTCTTTGGCAATCCACTTGAAGCTGGTCAGCTTGAGCATGACCTGATCGCGGTATGACGTGAAGTATTTGGGCACCCCATTCGGGTTGACGAGCTTGGCCAAGCCATACGCATCAAGGGGGGACTGAGCGGCGGGGGTGCCTGTCATCATCCAAAGCCATGTGTCGGTCTTGACCAGCGAGTTCAACACCTTCCACCGCTTGGTCTGCACGTTCTTATAAGCGTTCGCCTCGTCAATGACGATCAGGTCAAAGCCACCGTTGGCGATGTCCTCGGCGACGATCTCCACGCCGTCATAGTTGATGATCACGAACTCGGCTGTACCGTTGATGATGGCCTTGCGCTTGTCCTTGGCTCCGTATGCGATGTCAACAGAGCGGTGCATGGCGAACTTGAACAGGTCGGCTCTCCATGCTGAATCCATGATGGACAGGGGGCAGATCACAAGCACCCTGCGGATTCGTTTTTGTTTGAGGAGGTAGTCTGCCGCCCAGATGACTGACCCCGTTTTGCCCGTGCCCTGCTCGTTGAGGCAGAACGCTCGGCGGTTCATGGTCAGGAAGGCGGCTGTTGTCTTCTGGTGGTCGAACGGCTTGTACTGGCCGGGCCAGTCGTAGCGTCCCATGATGGGTGATGGCACGTTTTTCACGCGCAGATTCTTGAGGACTTGTGCCTCATCCAACCCCCAGTGCACCAACACTTGGTTGTTAGGGAGTTCCCTACTTTTAGGGATGACTGTGGTGACGCGATGCGGGTGACGCAACGTCAACAACAGGGCTTTGTTGTCAATGATTTCCAATTCGTTCTCCAGCGCAGACGGCGTAGCGGAGCGAAGTGGGTGCCCCACTCGCTCCGTTGCCATCGAAGTTCTAATCTAACCGAACGCGCAGGGCGCGTCAAGCGGGTTTCTTCCCGCCCTTTTCTTTTGTGCTGTGACCGTTACGGGCACGGTTCTTGGAAGGCGCAACGATGCGCAGGCCGTCCTTGTTTGAGCCACCTTTGGATAACATCTTTACGTGGTCGATGTCCTTGCCTTCACGCTTGTCGGCTTTGCCGTTGCCGTTCTCGTCGGGAGAACTGGCATCAATCTTTCGCCTTGCGCGTTGGCGCTCCATGCGGTCGGGGTGTTCGCCCCGTTCCTTCTGCTTTTGGTATTCGGCCTTGTAGGGTCGGGGAGATTTGGTGTATGGCATTTAATCGTTCCTTCCATTGTGTTGGCATGATAAAACAACGCAGTGACGTTTGCAAAGCCCAGATGTCTTGGGGTTCCACACGTTTGTCTCGTAAGCTCTTTTCATGCGGCCATGGTCGCGTAGCCACTTCTCCCACAGCTTGGGCTCATCAATGGCTCGGTCGTAGCTTGCCTTGGGGAACTGCTTGGCAATGACAAACAACAGCCCACCCTTAACACGCTTGACCTCGGGGAAGTGTTTGAACACGGCCAGCGCCATCAACTCAAGCTGTCCGGTGTCGGCGTACTTGGCACTCTTGCCTGTCTTGTAATCCACCACCCGTGCAGTGCCATCGTCCTCAAGGATGATCAGGTCGGCGATGCCGCGCCACCACACGTTCGGGTCTTTGAATTCGCACGGTTGTAAGTCAGCGGTCAGCCCCATCTCGTACTCACACAGCTTTCGACCGGCGCGATGTTTGAGGTTGTCCAATGAACTCTTAGCGTACGCGAACTGCGGGGGTAGGGGTGTGTCGTCGCGTATGTAGAACTCAGCCGCCTCGTGAAAGGCGGTGCCGTA